TTTGACTTTTCTAATAAATAAGTATCGATAAACTGTTGAGGGGCTAGATCAAAATATTTAGGCTTCCCATTCTCCATAACATAAGCAGGGTAAGTCTCAGTTTGATATTTCAAGTACAGCCTATAAACCCCATTGATTGGGACAAAAGATGCTCTGTTCTTCAACTCTTGCTCAGTTACTTCTTTTTTTATTCCTGCCAACTGAATAATTTCATTGAACTTAAAAGCATCATCGATTGCGCCAGTATCAATAAGCATCTTCTTCGCCATCGAAAAATTAACCGAGCGATCCTTTAATGCACGCTTGATAATAGGGTGATCTTGCTCTCTCGGGATACTAACTCTGCCATTAACCCCAGGGACTATTGACCATTGTGTTTCAACAATGTTATTAAAAGCACTTTTAGCGAACTTGCCATTCTCTCTGTTTTTAGCGCCACCTCGGGCAGCTTCACCAACAGCTGAGCGTTGAGCTAATTTAAACAAAGAAGTTGAAGGTAAGTCAAAAGGCAAGACATCACCTAACTGATTAAAGGTTTTATGGAAATCACGAAATTTTTTCTGCACATCAGATTTAATATCACGCTTAACATTGGGTTCCAAGATAGAATCATCGGCGATTATATTCTTAATCAACTCATCAAAAACTGGTGGGTTATCAATATACTGTAACGCAATTACTACCGCTTGGTCTGGCTTCAAATCAGAATCAATATCCTCAAGGCTTGACATAATTTCTCTACCTAATTGTTTAGTTGTTAACTGCCAAAGGTCTGCACCCTTTAATGAAGGGATTGTGCCACTGTATTGGTTTCTTAAATTCAAGGCATACTGTCTTAATCCTGCTGGATCAGTCAACCTTGACGTTATATCATTCCTAATAGAAGTAGATTCATCGGTTCTCAATGGTGAGAAATGAGCAATATCAATCTTACCCCCAGATTTCTGGGCCATTAAATTAACTGCTTCTGCCTGCCTCCCTTCTGATTTCAAGATAGAAACCATTGGATCACTAGAATAAAAATCTGCTGCGTGGAAAGTAAACTGTTCATCCAACTCAACCAAGCGCTCTGAAACTTTCTCTTTGCCAGCATCAAGCTTAGCCGCCAAATCAAAGTTACCACTATTACGAGCTTTAGATATCTGAATATCAAACTGAGACATCTCGGACTGAGCTTGATCGTCATTACCCTGCTTTGCTAATCCAACTATACGATTCGATATATTTGCAACAACAAGATCCTCCTCGAACTCGGCCCTTTCGCTTGTTGTAAGGTACCTAAATGCCGACATTTGGGCAACGCCTGCCTCTGAACCCGAAATCTTTCCTTGCCCAAACAATTCAATTGCGGCCTTGAGATTCCCCTTCGCCTCATCCTTTGCGGCCTGGGTATAAGTTGTTAGGTACTGGCTCTTAACATTATTAAGCTTTGTACCATAATCAAGCATCTTGTCAGCATTTAATTTATAAAGCTCAGGTTGACCCACCACTGTCTTCAATAAATCATCAACCGCTTCGGCAGCCTGCTTAGGAGTTAACTCCTTACGAGCAAGGCTCAAATCCAGTGCTGACATTCGAGAAAGTAGAGCAGCCTCGGTGTACCTAGATTGAGTCGCAGGTAACAATTCATCTTTAATCCCAGCGCTAAACCCATCCTTGTTTAACTCTAATTTTTCCAGCTTACTTAATAAAACCAATTCATCGCCGCCAGATGCTATTATTTCAGAAATGTCATTTCGCTCCATATCACCCCAATCCAACTTCTGCTTCTCTAGATGCTTTTGGGTCTGTAAAGTATCAGCCTTCGTTGTAAAGTCAGTCTTTAGCTTTGTTGAAGCTGCCGCAACCCTCTTCCTTACATTCTCATTAGTGATCGAATTTAAAGCCGCATTTTCTTGATCTGCGATAAACTGCTCAGCGTCAGCAACTAACCTACCGTCATAACTATAATTCTCTGTCTTATCAAGGAGATAACGATTAGCCTGCTGCTCTAAATCAGAAGAAATTTTAATAGCAGTAAGAGTCTCCTCCTGTTGTTGAAGCACCTTGGCTTCTGCTAATTCATTCTTTGCGACATTTAAACTTACATCGCCCAATACGTCAAAAATATTACTAGACATTAAATCCTCCTGAGCTAAGGTCTGGAGCCGATGGACCTGCTGTTTGAGGAGGCCCTAAAACTTCTGTATTATTAGCATCCGCTGTAGCCGCAGAAGTCTTACGAGCAGTAGATACAGCTTCCGCACCAGTTATAGCAGCCGTTAAGCCACCCTTAAGACCAGTCAAGAAAGCTGACTGACTTTTCTGTTGACCAAGAACCCCTGTTTTTGTTTGCTCTACTCTTAGTTGATAATTCCTAGCTGCTCTCTGTAACTGCAAACCAAATGCTTGATCAAATGCTTGGTCTAGAACTGAACCTGATTGAGCGACACCACGAGCCGCTGCTGAAACTAAAGACTCACCAGTCTTAGCTCTAATCTCCCTAGCATACAAGATATCATTAACTGCTATCTGCTCTTCTAATAACTTTTGATTAAACTCAGCCTGCTTGCGAGCGTTGATCGAATTGATAATCCCACCGATTACCTTCTGTCCTGCCGATACTCCGGCTAATACTGCTGTTACTGCTACCATGACCTTGTATATTTATTATAATCCATTTTCCGAATCTCGAAGGTAAATCCAAGCACCCTAAGCAATCTTTTTGTCTTGGAATCATCTTTTTTTATCCATGCAACCAAATTATTGGGCAAAGCAAGCATTGCTTTCTTGATTACCCTAATAGAATAAGCCCTAAACCTAGCACTCAGTTCACCACGTTTCACTATTGAAACAGTATTGTCATCCGCAAAATGAGTAAGATAAATAACAGAACCAGTCTCCTCTATAGCAATAGTAGTATTATCACCACGCTCACATCTTGCTATAAAATCCTTATCCCCTGAAGCTAATATCTCTTCCTGAGTTGCGAATCGCTTCTTAAATGTCGTACTCATATATCAACGAATTGAGAGTTAAAGGCACACTCTCATCTTGTGTGATCTGTAATTGAATAAAGTTTTGACGACTACTACGAACATCCCAGCTCTTTTGACCAGAGAATGTAGCAGGCGGATCAGTCAAGTCAGACAAGCCCTCTCTAATCTTAACTTCTTCTGGGTCATAAATAGAACTCAACTCCTGAACCTGGAAATTTAAAGTCTTATAGAGGTCGAATATAACCTTCTTCAACTTACGCTTACGGTTACCATCAGTTAGATTACCCTGAACCGTATTAACCTTATTCAACTTAACCCTAACAGTAAATGGAGTTCCAACCTCATAAATATTATCAGGAGTTACAGTAGTAGAACTAGCCTGATAAGTCCAGTTCTCATAGTTAGTATCATCAACTACTATCTCACCAGTACCAATCGTGTTCAAATCAATTGAAGCTCCTGCTGCATAAAGAGTGGCATAGTCCGTATAAAGCTCTTGTTCCACCTCATTAGAATAAGTATGGTAGAAGTCAGTCGTCAAATAATTGTCAGCCCTTAAATTTAACTTAGTACGAGTATCACCCTCAAATGTACCGAAAGCACCAAGCTTAATAAGGGCTCCATTTTGGTCTAATAAATAAACCTTCTCTGTACCATCAGACTGACGCAATACCGCAACGTCAAGTATTGAACCCCCAAACTCTAATTTACTTGGAGCATAATTATTATCAATCTCATTGTTGGTAACACTAATAATAGTGCCGTCATCCATAATCGCCCACATCATAGTAAAAGGCTGACTCAATAATACGAGCCTACGGATACGCTTAATAAACAACTGGTCATCAAAATTATTTGCCTTCTCAGCAGTATAAGCACTAGTCTGAAACTTAAAATTCATATTGTAGATATTCTGTCTTAAATTATCTACAAAAAACAATGAGTTCATTGCAACAGGTTTGATCTTCGCCGCTCCGATTGTGTTCTGCTTGATTATAGAGACGGTGCTAGGAGCGATAGCACCGAAAGCCGAAGAGCCCTGGATGGTAAACTGATTTGCATCAGTACCATTAAATAAAACTTTGTCGCCAAATAACCATGTTGGTTTTGATGCAATTGGATCTGAACTTGTAACCGAAATACCAGCATCAGGACTCACTTGGTGAGCGCCAGTATCATCTGGCAAAGTAGGACTAAATTGGAATAATGACCCTGCAACCGTCTTCCATCTATCATTGTCTCTACCGAACCATAAAGAATCTTGGTGAACTCCAACCACCTCTGGATATTGACCCTCATACCAAGCTGATAATGCCCAACGATAAGTTCTTGGAGCCCATGTTACAGGAGGTCCCGCAGTACTTATCGACTCACTTAACATTGGATACTCTTCACTCACAGTACCAACATAAACTGATTGAGTAGTTGTAATACTATCTATTGAAATAGTCGCATAAGCTTCCTCGGCGACTGGACTGCCGCCATCATCTGAATAAACACGGATATTCCTACCAACCCATGAGTCGTTAAACCAGGTCTTAGCCTTACCTTTCTTTGCTACAGCACGAATAGCACATGCGCCATAATGACCATCATCATCAGTTATATTACCTGACGCAATTGCGCTAACAGCGATCTTATGAGTCTGATCAGTATTCTCCTGCTCCCATGGACCATCTAAATTAGGATACACATGCCAACCCCAATCTCTAATAATCTCTATGTTAGCCCCGTTCGCAGGGATAGAACCACCAGCAAAAGTTATTCTTACACCGATATACTGCCCATCAACTTGCTCAAATGACGTCAATGTATAATCAGTACCACCACCAGTCTGCACCACATCATTAACCTCTACGGAAATATCAGCAGTGTCAGGCACCGGATAAGGGAAATCAAAAATAGTAGTAGCACCATCGCCAGTATAAGTCTGAGTGCGCTCCTTGATAAACATCTGAGGAGCATAATTCCTATGAGCGAAAAATATATAATCACGCACCTGGGCGTAATCTAAATCATGAATATCTAAAGCACCATTAGTATAAGGATGAGCTAAAGTCTTAACTGCCACATCATTTTGATAAATATGCAAATCACCAGTGCCAGATTCATTTGGTTCAAAAACTAAAAGCGCACCGTTATTATCCGGGTCTTGAAACTCAATCATACGGCTAGTTTCATTAATGTCACCAGAGCCAGCAACTATTAACTCAGTCCCAGGTCTACGGATTAAAGAACCACCAGGTGTTGGAATTACATTCAATAACTCTTCTGCACCATTAACATACAAAGGGTGATCATAACGACCACGCATCCTAACAGGGGTTTGACCTGCTATAAAATTACTAGTAATACTCCCTTGCTCTGCCAAGCTACCACCTTTGATTTACAAACGAAGAACCAGATGTAATGTCATAACGAGCCCTTGTTCTACCAACAGACCTTGATGCCGCGATACCTTCTAACTTATCATTCCTCTTACTAAGAAAATCTTCCTTTTCGGTACTACCAGTAATCTCAGCTGCACAGAACTCCGCTAAAGTCATTGCAAGCAACTGAATAAAATGCTCATCAAACTTGGAATAATCCTCAAAATACTTAGTGTACTGAATATAAACAGGCGATGCATCAGTATACAAACCATCCGCTGTACGGATATACTCTACATTCTTCCTGTCACTATCAAAAACTTTCTGAAACTCTAAAAAATTATTTGGCAATTGATACAAATAAGCAAAACCACTTAAATTAGCAGCCGAAGATATTAAGTTTGGAGTCGCAAATGTTGTTGCGAAATCCCAGTTGCGTGCCTTTAAACATGTATGTAACGCTAAATCATAAGCGTTATTCAACACCTTCACATTACGGGTGTCTGAAGAAAGTGCCACAATTGGCTCCTGCTCTAATTCAGCAAGAGCCAGATTGTAGACTGTCAATTTAGAGATTGACGTTGCCATTACTAAGAAGCGTCAGTGATACCAGAACTAGTTCTGATCTCAACTACCTTTTTCTCCTCAACACGGACAGCACCAACTGATCCTTCAACGTGGATTGTTAGAGCCATGTTACGCTCAGGGTTAGGCGCAATCATGATTGAAGGCGCATCACCTTTAACAATACCAAGACCAGATGTTGTGTACATAAGACAACTTCTGTAGTGGTTTGAAGCACTTGCAGGGTCAGTCTCAGTCAAACTGTTATATCTTAGGAAGTCAATACCTAACCAGTTACCAATGTAACCTGCTGGGTCGATACCTAAAGTATAAGGTCTGTTGTTGTTGAAGTCGGCAGATTTGAACTCATTAATACCATATAGATCAATCTCTTCATCAGGACCAATAACACAATAAATGTTATCGCCAGGAGCGATTGCATGGTTTTGCTGAAGAACAGCTCTTCCCTTTAGGATCTTAGCTAATGTGAAACCTGAGTCAGTTCCCCAAGTACCTGTACCGTTACCAGCACCGATTGGGTCACCACTTACAAAGTTAACATCAACTGTTTGAGTTGCAGTTGTGAACGCTTGTGAACCAAACGCCGCTCCTACACCTGTTCCTGTTGTTGCTGCACCAAGTAGAGCAGTATTAATTGTACTGTCTATTTGACGTTTCCAAGCAGCTACTGCATCCTTAACGTAAGCACTGTTTACGTCAATAAGCATACGCTTAGCATCACGCATATCAGCATAAAAGTTGATTACGTAATCTTGGAATTGTACCGCACGTTTCTCATGCGTTACATCTGTAAAAGATGTTGCTAAGTTACTAGAAGTCTTCTGAGTCATTGATACTGAATCAATTCTCTCGAAAAACTTATAATCGCCCTTTGCTTCACCTTTCATACCAGTGTTTTCAAACACTGAATTTAATTGTTGAGACAATAAAGACACGTTGTCCGTGTACATATTGACCCATGCTTCATCTACTGAATAAGTCATTTTTCCGTTCTCCTATATAAACTACGACTGTCGAAGCTACCCACTATGTGGACTTCTAGAATAACGGAACTGTAAAAAGTCTCCCCGTATATTTACATTATACACTAACTTTTTGCTTCTTCTTGAGCGGCATAATGCAAATCCTGCCACAGCTTTTGAGCTTCCTTCCTAGCCTGCTCAGGAATACTCCTGTCAGTACCCAACAACTTCTTCAAAAATTCTTGGTCACCCTTCAATGATTGAATCTGCTCAGCAGCAGTCTTAGCACTACGAGGGGGCTGCTTATTACTTGGACCAGCCGGGTTATCACCCATCATCTTCCCTGATACTTGAGATAAGAATTCAAGGCCGTCAGCTGTAGACATCAACTCCTTCAAGCCATTCTTAACACCCTCACTCTCAACCTTATCAAGTAATGACTTGGCTAAATTCTCAGCCTCACCCAACTTATCACCAAACTTAACCTGCTTCTGCTTTAAATACTCTGCTGCCTGCTGCTCAGCCGCCGCCTTCTGCTTATCAACATCAGACTTCGTTAAATCAAGAAATGTTTTCAATACCTTCTCAGCCTGCTTATTAGTTAAATTAGCCTCATGCAAACTCTTAGTCACAGGCTGCAATATATCCTCAGGTAACTCATACTCTGGTAAATTAAAATCATACTTGTCAGGAGACTCCGGCTTACCAATCTTCTGATAAAACTTCTCCCAACCCTCTGCGTCATCATCCTTTGGCAAACGATTAGAAGGGTCGCCAATCATCTTCTGGGCATCAATAAAAGACTTCATCAAAGTCCTTACATTATTAATAGGCTCCAAAGCCTTACCTTGACCATCTGGTAATGACATCGCCTTCTCTTTAATTGAACCAAAGTCAAAATCTTTAGTCGCTTCCTCTATCTCTAACCATATTTCATCCATTTTTTTTCGCTCCTTGTTTCCTCATTAATGCAAATTGAGAATATTCCATCATCCCCAACATATGCAATAAAACTGACTTCTGGCCCTCATAAAAAGCCAAAGCCTCCGGCTTCAAATCGTTACTATAAGTAACCTTATCTAAACCACAAAACTCAAACAACTCATGCAGAATAACCTCACCATCTGGTGTGTTAAACTGCGCCCTATAAGCATCCTGTATTAAAACCTGCTTTGCCCTATTAAATTCTTCCGGTTTTAAACTTCCGAGTCTCTCAACCCACCACTTTGCATTTGTTTGTATCATACACCTTGTGTTAATTGTAACGCTTGATTCAAATCTTTCAAGCCCCCAGCTGCATCTTTAAATGATCCGGCATCAGCTTGATCCTGCTCTACTTGACGCTGCTCCGCTAACTGCTTCTTAACTACCTCTGGATCCTCTAATAAATTAGTATCCGCACCCGTAGCCTTGAACACATAAGGCGCAAGCTCTTCCTGCTTAATACCAGGAACCTGGACCGCTCCACTAGAAAACTGAGTTAAAATACCAGCCGCATTTTGTAATGCTTGTAACCTAATACCCTGTTGAGCCTCATACATCGCAGTCGTAAACGCTACCTTTATCTCCTTTAAATCACTAGGAACGTCAATCTCACCAAAAGCAATACCTGCCTCGTAAACAAACCTGATTATAGGCTCTACAAAATCTGTCTCCAAATTAGCAAATGGACCAGTAAACCTGCGCACACGATCTGTAAACCTAATATTACTCTCAGTTGCAGATTGCTCTGCATTCTTCCCATCCTCTAATAAATCATTGTAAAATGCCAATAAAATCTGATTGCGCTTACGATCCTGCATCTCAACACCAATTGGTAAATTCTGAATCGTGTTCAATGGCTCCGGCTTAACAAACTGAGTACCAAACATCGCACGACTTAAATTAATATAGTTAATAGCAGCTGGGGATAAATCTAAATCATCTTCCATAATGTCATATGGCATTATCAACGGCGGAGTGATCATAACCTCAGCAGCAGCTAAATTCTTCTTCTCCATCAGATTCAAAGTTATAATATCCGGTAAAGCACGATGACCAGGTCCACGCCCATAATCCTCACCAGGACCCAATGTCCATGCAGGTGCCTGAAATGGCCAGTAGTCAAAACCTGACTCCTTCAATAACACCTTCTTATCATAGTCAAACCACAATGACGCATACTTCATCTCATTAGCGTTAAGAGTCTTAACCTTATAATCATCACGCTCATAAACTACGTTGATAATCTTTGACTCCTCATTCGGATTAGTCTTAATCTTCTCATCTAATAAACGCCAGTACTGAGCATCTCCCTGACCACTAGACTCTCCAGCAAACTCTCGCTTCAACTGAATAGGAGTCATGTAAACTTCACGGAAGAAATTTAATACCTCTCCATACTGATTACGCTGGAAATATACCTCCTGCTTAGGTAAAGCCGCAAACTTTACCAGCTTCTTCTTCATATCACGGTGCATCAAAAATGGTCCATCACCATAACCAACTACACTACGTAAAATGTTCCCAGACGCCTTCGCAAAACACGTATCAGGACGAGTTAAATGATCCGCTATCCAATTCTTCGCTCGCTTCAACGCATCAATATGCTGCTTACTCTTCGCCAACTTTCCAGTAGGCACTAAATTAAACTTGTCCTCAATTGGACTTACCAACATTCCCAACAAAGAAGACGCTAAATCATCACACGCTCGCTCAGGTGTTCCATCAAATAAATCAGTACGACTTACATTACCATCTCCCTCTCGACTCTGAAAAAACTTCGTTGATGACGGATTCAAATACTTATTCAAACGGTTAAACTGATAATCATAATTCTGACGGACAGAAACTACATTATCAAAAATACTACACCACTCTAAAACTGCGTTCATCTAAACTTCACCCCAGGTACACCAATCGGTGGACGCTCTATTGGACGAGCCCTACGAACAGACTTCTCAGACTCCAAAAACTCCTTACGCCTACGACTTCCCTCTTCTGCACTCAATAACTTTGATGCCTCATTAATACTACCCTCAGGAGTTAACCTACTAGAAGACGTACGCTCACTTAACTCAGCAATACCTAATCGCTGACCTAAACGCACAACCAAATCTCGCTGGTCTTGACGTGCCTCACGCCGCACCGCCTTAGCAGTGACTTCCTCTGGCAACTCATTTGGAACTCCACTAGATACCATAACTCTATTGTACTACATGATTAAACTTTGCTAAACGGGACATCTTACGCTGACGACCAGTTGCACGTGCAAAACCATTATCAATATCAAACATTCCCATCTTAAAAGCCGTCGCTCCAGTACGGATCATATCCGCTCCATGTGAGTGCTTATCATGAACAGCCGAATCAGTATAACTATTAGTCACACGATTAAACTTCTTCTTGTAATTCCTTAAATTACTTACCAACTCCTGACATCTCTCTGAATCAAAAATACACTGCGTCAAATACTCCTTCGTTAACTGAATTCCATCAGCTACCGTCTTACTCCTAGGTACCTGCACGATATTATTAATACCCTTACGCCGCAATGCCTCTATCCTCGACTGGAAATAATCAACCATATCTATACGCATCTTCCCATCATGTGGAAAATAATGACTACGAACCTTCGGATACTTCGCAAGAACTGCATCCATTACAACCCCAACAGGCACTGACTCCATCTTAATACAATCAATATAACGGTGGTGATCACCATAGGACTGACGAATACCTGCAACAAATGCATCAGATCCACCCAAGTCCCAATCCACATCCACCGCATGAGCCTCATTATAAGGAACCTCACGTATCCTCTCCTCCTCATCTATCCGCTGCATCGAATGTTTATACCAACTACCACTAGCTGCTGCTTTGAACGAACAATAATACTCCTGCTGGATAACCTCAGGATCTACACCCCTAGCTAACTGCTGCTCTATATACTCCCTAGTGATAATAGGAGAACCATCATTGTAATAAGTACGATCAATGTCCAACAACCATGCACGATTACGAGGATCATCCGACTCCAAATCATACATATAATCACGGAAAAACTGATTCTCACCCTTAGGAGTACCAACCCGAAACATAAAACCACCGTTCTGTGCCAACACAGGTGAAAAAATCTCAGAAACTACATCCTCATCCCACTCACCATACTCATCTGGAACTACACCCATCGGATTATATCCACGCCAATGATTCGCAGTTCCATCCGATCCCTTAGCACCACCAAGACGATACGTTGACTTATTACTAAACTCCAAAGTCATCTCATGATTGTTCTTCTTAACCCAATACTGCTTAGGAAATATCTCCATATAAGGTATAGCAGGAATACTCATATCCCTCGTAACACGACCCATACCCGTCCATAACGCTCCTCGACCCTGCACTAATGTCGGAAATATGTGGAGGTAAAGCCCCGGGTCCGTTAATGCCCTCGGCATAAATACCGTAGCCAATACTCCCACAGACTTACCAGCACGACGATGCAACACCGCTGTACCCTCTAAATTACGCTCAAAACCACCATCCTTACCCATCTGGGTAAAATGCTCATAAAATTCATACTGATACAACGTCGGGACAAAATCTCCCCATATATCAAAAACATTCTCCTGAACAACCGGCGCATCCTCTGTCGCCTCATACTTCTCTATAATCTCGTCATATTGATTAGGATCATACGTGTTCACATAATTGAACTCGTGGTCAGGATCCTCCTCCATCTCACGCTTCTGCCTAGCAGATATCTTGGACGCATCTACAAAATTACTGTCATCCCAATATGGGTTAGTCCTTATCTCTGGAGCTTTCTTCTTCAATTTGTTGGACCTTCTCTATTACTACCCTACCATCCGGTAAAGTCCTCTTATGATGCTGCAATATAATACCTTGCCTACCCTTGTTCTTATCCTCAGGGTTCTTCTGCTCTATCTCTAACAACTTAATCGCATGACCCTGCTCCGTCTGCCTTATCTTCGTTACACCCGTTAGAACACGCTCACGCAACTTCTGATTGTCAATTGGGTTCAATACCCCAACCCACTCAGGATTCTCCTCTAAACGCTGCTGCAAATTAAGCTTGTCCTCCTCCAACTCATCATATAAATCCAATAGCTTGTCCACTGGACTGAAACCTCGCTCCTCTAATATCTGCTCTACCGATTTAAGCTCACTCACGTACCTTCGCTACCTTCTCTATCTCTTGAACTAACTTCTTCGTCTCACGGACCTTTGCCTTCATTGCACGAGCCTGCACACCAGGATCCCTACGCTTCTTGAGTTCATTCAAGTACTCCTTGTTACGCTCACCGAGTTCTTTGACCTTCTCCTTTAACCAGGCAATGTCACACTTAGACTGCTTTACAACCTTCTCTAGCTCCTCGATACGTAATTCCATTTTAATATCCATAGCTTTATAATATCACAAGTTTCTATTTAGAGTGTATTGACTAATTAAGTTTTATTGATTTTTTTAAAAAATTGTAGGCGCCCATCCAATAGAGAAAATTTTTTTTGCGCAATTCCCCCCTAGGGGGGTCTAAAAATGAAGTCAAAATTTGCAGGAACAACTTAAATAACATGGCTAAATACAATAAACTTGATACATTTATCTAGGTTATGGCGTGGTTGAGCCATTCTAATTCAAGATAAGTATAAATTATCTTAATCGCCTAGTATATTGACCGTGTTGATACCAATGATTAATACATACATTATAGACACGTGTTCCCTTATGGATGGGCATGCATCAACACTAGATAATACTAGGGTTATCCCTTACAATATATTACCACCAGGTATCTATCCAACATAACACCCCTTCCAGGATCGATTCTAAGCGATTTAATTGACGTGATCCATACTTAACCCTATACTAAATACATGCTATTAAGCCTAGATTTATCACTTAATGAGACTGGTTATTGTGTAGATACCAGTCAATCGATAGCTAGCGGTATATTGAAGCCACCTAAGAATTTAACCCAGTATGAGAAGATCGAGTATAACTTAACTAAGATCTTGGAGTTAGTAGAGGCTAATAATATAAAGCTAGTAGGTATTGAAGCGGCGGCTTATGGAATGAAGTCATCTAGTATGAACATCCTAGCAGAGCAGCAAGGCGTTATAAAGCACGAATTACGCAAGCGTGGTGTATCGGTCACTGAAGTCGCTATCAGTTCAATTAAGAAGTATATAACGGGCAAGGGTAATGCTAAAAAAGTTCAGGTAATCCAATCCTTGCGTGATAAGTACAATATCCTAGCTACTAATCATAATGAGTGCGACGCTATAGCTTTACACCTATACTTAAAGTCCCAGGAATCAGTAATAACTATCTGAATTATAAAGAAATAATTAATTAAATAGTTTTTAACTAGATCTTAGTTAATATATGCTAAGATCTGGGTATAGATTAAATACAAGGTTAATCAAGCGATTAATCAACCGGAGAAAAAAGACATGACAAACGCAAAAGAATTCATCACTAGAGTAATGACCCAGGTAGTAAACACAAGACCAGACATCGACGCTCAAACATTCTGGGACAATCACAAGGGACTAATGAGCGAAGCTATCCAATACTACGGGGACAATGTAGCAGAGGTAGCGGGACACATGATAGAGGTGGCTGGGTACTAAACCCAGCTAAGCTCTAACCCTGGGCACTAGAGATAGTGCCTAGTCTAGAGCCTAGCGAGAGACTAGGTAACAATAGGAGATAAAGGCATGACAAAAGAAGAACTACTAAAGAAAATTCAATATTATAAGATCAAGGTAGATAAGTCAACTAAAGAGTTTATCAAGACTAGACTTGTCGAGATATCTCATAGAGTCGATGATAACGGCTATTTTATTTATAACTTAAAAGAACTTACGCCGTATGGCAAAAGGGCTTATCAAGGGTCTAAAGTATTCTACGCTTATAAAGCGGTAATAGAAGCTATTACAAGCGCAAAAGAGCGGGGCAATGAATTAAGAGCAGAAGCTAGAGATATGAAAGCAAATCCAGGTGCTTATGCTTCAGACGAGGACTTAATGCAAATATTCAATACATTAGGTAAGACAACATTAGCAAAACAAGCCTAAGCTCATACTATGGGCTCTACCAAGAGCCTATACATGAGCCTAGCAAGTGACTAAGTAACAGGAGTAAATACAATGACAAGAATATATCACGGGACCAATCACCCAGTAATAGAACCAAATCCAGCTTATGATTATAACCGTATTGCTAACGGGCTAGGGTTCTACTGGACTACTAGCAAAGATGAAGCTTTAAGTTATGGCAAGAATTTATTTGAGCGCGAGGTAGCTGGTTATAATCTTATCTACAGTTCAATATTTAAAGACCCAGCTAGTAAAGCTACCGTTAGTAATTGGATTAAGCAAGCGCAAGAAGTTAATCCTGAACGCGTTATAACAGCCGCAAGCAATTTTGCCGAAGATTTTAATCAAGGCATTAATCTTTTGATTAAAGCAGTACATAGCGAGACAACTAAGCAGGACCAATGGCTTGCATTCCAAAGTGAATTAATGTTGAGAGATACTAAAGCATGGAATGACATCGCCCAGGCAATAGGGATTGACGGAATAGTAATAGAACAAGAGCACGCAACACACTACGTGCTGTATAGGTAGCAGGTTATCCCGTTAGGTTTTATGTCTTGGCATAGCGGGTATTTTTTAAGGCATGTAGGAGCAAGCAAAGTGAGACTAACAGATACACAAATCAGGGGACTAGCAGATATAGCATCACAGCATGGGCTCTCTTGGTTCATTAGAGGCGGTTTTAACATCATTGTGGACCGTAACACCAAAAATGGATTAAGAGCTCCCAGATCGACCCATAAGGTCAATTCTACGCGTGAGCTATACGAGTTCATAGCATTAGGAGATATAAAGCATGATTAACAAGGGACCGATAAATAAATTAGATAAGATCAGAGAATTATTAGATTGCTCGATGGAATACAGGGAATGCAAGCACCAGATATTAATATCAGCGTTAAAAGAACTAATACGTATTATCGAGACAGAGGGACCGGGGTCTAGCCGGGATAGGCGTAAAGCGTGGCGTAAGGCAATAGATTTTATAGCCAATGACATGATTTAGTCAAGAAAAATAATAACAAGGAAAACAAGCAATGAAAAAACAAGTAATAACATTAATAGCGATAAGTGTATTTGGTCCAAGTCTATTAGGTCCATCTACGTTAGGTGAATCAACAAGTACAAATACTAGTAATACTGGCAGATTAGTAAACATATATAATTCAGGGTCAACGAATACGCTAGGGAATATTTACCGTGACCCAGGTAGTGATACTTATTCAGGTATTATCCAAAATTATGGGACTAATGAGAGTTATAACGTACAGACAGATATTTCTGGTAATACTAATGTATTCCGTGTGGGATTTTAGTCCTAATGGGTGGACATGGCGCAAAAATTCTGAGTAAAAGATTTCAGATCAGAAAAAAAGGAGAAATGATATGAAAAGAGAGATAATAGTAATGGCAGTAATAGCGATAGGTGGTATTAAGGGAGCGCCAGCTAAGGCTAATATATTGGCAATTAATGAGATGAAGCAGGAATTAAGTAGTTTGACTGAGAAGTATTCAGATGCGAAGGTTAATTTAGCGAGGGCTAAGTCAGAGTATAAGAACTTGAAGAGTGCTCAGAAGGATTTAATCAAGTCGATTAAGTTAGCTGTCAAATCAGACGAGAGTAAGAAGCGAGCAGAGCAGGCATCAATCGAATCAGTTGGTTACAGCCATAAGCGCAACCCTTACCTTGCAGATATGAGCCATGCAGTAGGTCAGGCGAGTTTAACTGATAAGAGTTTGCAGTATTAGGTAACTAGTCTGCGATCTGGGTTCTTCTCTATTAATTCAGGTGAGTTAATAGAATCCCCTAGAAGAGCCCAGGACGAAGCCTAGAGCAAAAGGAGAAAAAATGATAAAGACAATAGAAGAGTTAAAACAAGCAATGGAAGATTGTCCAAGGTGTGGATCTTTGGGAAGTATCGACCATATATCTGAACCACAAATAATTAAATTACTAAACAATGGTCTCACCAATAGAGGGTGTTGCGCTATAAGTCATATTAACGACAATTTTAAAGCGGTAAGTATATTTAACGGTTATAAAGAAATGAGCAAAACGAAGTGGGAGATCCAAAATAGATTGCGCTTCATTGGCAGAGTTATTGGTAATGCTATCCGCGACAGGGAGCATGAACTTATTTATTCAAAAGACCAAGAATATTCTGACGAGGATATATATTCATCAGGCTTAAGCCTATTGTCCCGCATAGAGGAAAATCTGTTATTTTGTCACGAAATAATAGCAGAGTTATCGGAATAAAAAGGAGAGAAAAAATGAACGAATTAATATGTAGTACGGAGCAGTTATTAAAGCAGTTGACTTACTTATGCGAGACACCAACGGTCCATGCAGTAAGTATTGCTTTAATAATCTGGGTTACAATGTGGGTAGACAGAAACAGAAGTTAAAGGAAATATAAACCAATGGCTAATGATGATAAAGACAATAATAACTATGCAATAGATACATATTCAATGCAAAAGTTATATGATTTACAGGACAATTTTTTACCGAACAAGAAAGACCAGTATCAGATCCTATGGTTTATCCGAGAACATCTATTTTCCCTGGTCAAGACGCTCACTATAGAGGACTTTAGGGAGTTAAAGGCATATGAGTCTAGCTCTCTGGTTTTAAAGTGCTGTGATAAGATCACGAACCTACAGTTGGATAAAATCAATAAAAAAAATAAAGGGGAGTAATACTCCTCTTTTTTTTATCGTGTTCCTGAGATCAGGAAGATGATGGCTATTATGCTGCAGCCGTTCGGTGGGACCGGCACCCCGTGTGCCGCATGCCCGCCGGCGAAGCAGGCTGCCAGTTATATAATTTGATTAACCTTGGAGTATACAGGTCTTATTGAGAGCATATTTTAATAATTAGAATTTGTCAAAAAAAAATTATTTTGAGGGTATATATTATATAATATATCATCACTGGTAGTTCGCTACTGGGCTGCTTCGCCGAGACGGATGAGGATCTTCGACCTCACCGCTCGAACGCCCAGACAACCAGGTGAAATAGCAGTTCTTTCTGTAGCGTTCATTGTATATATAATATATATAGCAATTTTTCTTTTTTTTGTCAATATGTATGACATCAATCTTAATATTCTTTTTGTAGATATCTTTTCTTTAAAGAATTATTAAGGTATAGTATATTTCTTGACGTTCTATATATATCTGCTATAGTTTTGATATGGAAACAGTTCAGTTAAATATTAGTAATTTGCCTGTTGAATTGAGAGATTCGCTAAGGGCAATAGCAGAGGTAGAGAAGAGAAGTATGCAAGCGCAGATCGTCTACATGTTAGAAGGGGCTGTAAAGGAGTACAATGCTGCAAAGTGAGCAAGCCGTTCTTGGATGCTTACTATTTGACCCCTCTAAATTTGCCCACGTTAATCAGTTGTTATCAATAGACGACTTTAATGAGTACGAAAATAGGGAGATCTTTAAAGCATTTAAGTACCTAGATTCCATTGGGTCTCAAGCCGATCTCGTACTCCTTAGAGATAGACTTCGAGGCAAGATCGATATCAACTACCTGATTTCGTTAAGTGAATCAGTTAGCTTTGCAGACAACCTAATTAGCTACTGCAAAGCAGTCAAAGAAGAATCAAATAAAAGAAAAATTGTCGAAGTAATGCAAAATACACTAGAAAAAATTAATGACCCTGATGCTAGATCCAAAGATCTTGTAGCTGGCATCATGAAAGACTCACTCGCTATTGACACATTCTTTGAGGATAAATTTACCATGAGAGAGGCTTTAGATGCCTACATGAAACATCTAGAAGAACCAGCTGAGCTTGTATCTACCGGATTCGTTCAATTAGACGAGCAGACTAATGGCGGAATTGACCTCCACAGCCTCGCTGTCATCGTTTCTGACTCCGGGATAGGTAAAACTACCTTAACCACCAATATGCTCGTTAATAAGGCTCTTAAAGGCGAGAAATGCTTATATATCAACCTTGAGATACCAGTATTCGACATGCTGGAAATCATCATCCCTCAATTGAGTGATGAAGATACTTGGGTTGATTATAAGAATCTGGTCACTAAAGATGATATTGATCGGATTCGGGGATTCTTGGAAGAGAAGCTGGCAGGACTGGGCATCTACTTTGCCCGGAACTGCTATAGCAAAGAAGAGATCGTGGCTCAAATGGACCTGCATCGCATGGACTATGGGGTTACTTCATGCTTCATTGACCATGCCCAACTAATAGAGGGGTCTGAAGACTACACCAAGTATGTAGGGATCACCAAAGAAATTAAGCGCTACTGCCTAAGGCATTCGATGGCAATTTTCCTTTTGTGCCAGACGAATGACAATAAAGAGAAACGAGGCGATAAAGAACCTCGTAAAACTGACCTTAGAGGTGGCGCTAATCTCTACCAGGATGCAGATATTGTTTTATTTCTATACAGGCTAGATGTAGCTGAGAAACAAGTGTATTTAAAACTTGCTAAGAATCGTAAGGGTTCTAGCGGGGAAGCGGTCTACTACGCTGTTAAATTTGATGAGGCTAGAAGAAAAGTTAGCCTTGCCTGGATGGCAGAGAGACCAATTAAAGAAGAGGATGAGGGGTTTGTGAAAAAAAGAAGGAGTAGATATGACAGAGAGTACTAAACAGGCTTTACAGCATGAAATTAGAACCTCACTCGATCTAATGAAAGATAGAGAAGAGGACATCGAGACAGAGACGGCAGCGTTTCTAACAGCAGAGGGTGATGATAAGCGCAAGCTTGCTTATAATTTGCGGACAGCAATATCCAGCTGGGCTAGACATGAAGACAAATATAGATTGCTTCATAAAATCTATCACCATGGCTGGGGAGAGGATACAAGACACGAATAGGAGAAAATAAATGACATTTGAAATCAAAAAAGCAAGTAAGAAAAAATCCAGGTTGAAACTTGGTCTATCAGGACCATCTGGTTCAGGTAAAACATGGTCAGCATTACTACTGGCTGACGGAATGGGATGCAAGAAGGTCTGCGTAGTTGACACTGAGCGTAGTTCTGCTGAACTATATGCAGATAGATTCAAATTTGATACAGTTGACTTTCAACCACCTTATTCACCTGATAGATACGTTGAGGTGATTAAGATGTGTGAGCGAGAAGGTTACGACATGATTGTAATTGACTCTATTAGTCCTGAATGGGATGGTGAAGGTGGATGTTTAGATATGCACTCTAAGATTCCTGGTAACTCATACGTAGCATGGTCTAAGGTAACACCTAAGCACAACAAGTTTATTGAAGCTTTGCTTAGCTGTAGTAGTCATCTAGTTGTTACTACTAGGGCGAAGAGTGAGTACATTCTAGAAGAGAAGAACGGAAAGCAAGTGCCACGTAAGATTGGCATGGCTCCTAAGCAGAGAGAAGGTCTTGAGTATGAATTAACTTCATTCCTCGAGCTTGACTTCAATCATAACTTTATTGCATCTAAGGATCGTACTGGTTTGTTTAGTGGTGATATTCCACAACCATTAACAGTAGAGACTGGTAAACAACTTAAAGATTGGTTGTCTAGTGGTGAGGAAGTTGAATTTAAACCAGTAGAACCAATTGCTATTGCTAAGCCGGAACCTAAGAAGGCTCCTAAGGTTAGTATCAAAGAGAGAGCAGAAAATTTATTTGGCGCAATTGACGCAGTTGAAGATTCGGAGGGATATTCTGCTTGTGTAACTGAGTTTGAAGCAATCAAAGGTGATCTACCTGAGAAGGCTTACTTCCAGTTACAGACAGCGATGCGTGGGTTGAGCCAAAAATACGTGACAGAGATAGAGAAACCATTCTAGGAGGAAATAAAGAATGACACATTGTGAAGTACTAAGCGTGCCTATGCGTGCAACCGGTGAGGTTAGCGAGAACGGCAATAAACTATGGAGAGGATACATTTGCTTCAATGGCAAACCATTTGTTGATGTATTCGGGACAGAAAGCAAGACAGAGAAAGAGAAAAAAGATGGATCAGGCACTTGGACAGACCATAAGATTTTGGTTAATGTAGGTGATGATTTATTAGGAGCGTTTTCTTTCTTGCCTAGAGGGACTAAAGAGGACGGTACGCCTAAGAAGCAAGTGCTTGTTGGTGACGTAACCTTTGGTCCTTTCTTTTTCCCTGTTAATGGATTCTATAGCGATGAACAAGATTCAATTAAGTTTGTTTATAGCCAGTATGGATTCGATCGTAACGAACAGGATACTAGTGACTACAAAAGAGAGTATGGCGTTGAAGATCATGACTTTGATTTATCAGGCGCTATTAACGATCTAGCAGCAGAGTATCCAGAGTTTGATGAGTGGTATAAAGCTGCATTTCCTGGTAGCCAATCAGGCAAGCGTAGAAGTAAGGCTGAAGAATCTAAGCGAGTTTCAGATATTTTAGCTTTAGCGAAAAAAGGGACGAAGAAAGCAATTGACTGGGAATAAGAGAACTTATCGCCCGAGACTATTCGGACCATGGGTGTATAAAAAATATCCATGGTACGAAGATGTCCAAGAGGCGAAGATACGCAAGCAGGAGCTTGAGAATAAATTTGACACTTGGACAAAGTCGAGTCTAAGTGCTGAGGGGAAGGAACAATTAGCGGAGATCAATCAAGAATTAGAAATCATAGATGACTATTTTGATTGGTTGCAAATAACGACATGATGGAATTTTTATTAGGAGCATTAGCAGTAATAGTAGTGTGTTTAAACTTGGCACATTGGAGTGAGAAATGGTAGAAGGATTTTTATTTGGCGTGGGATTCAGTGTTGGTTCGGTAGTAACTTTATTGGCAGGGATGAAGTTACTCTGGGCTATTCAATTAATAGGAGATAGACGATGACACCAGTAGAGAGATTGAGACACTGCTTAGAGGGCGCAGTAATAGCATCTAAAGAATTAAAAGCCCTGAAAGAGAAGCATTATAGTGAGCAGATTAGCTTGCCAACCAATGCAGACTTGGTAAGGAAGATGCACCAGATGGAAGCATCAATGTTTGACCGTCATGCAGAAGTAGCTAAATGGATGTTAGAAATGATTGAGGTGTTACATGGAAACAATTAACGGACACTACAGAAAAATAGATAACCTAGACGATGCTTTTAAAGCTGTCGCATGTAAGTTTGCAGAGATGTCAGAGAAGGATTCTTCTTTAGCTGCTGCAAATGATGAGATAGAAGTTGGCGGGGCTAAGTATAAGGTTGTCGTAGAGAGGGTTAAAGAAGGAGAGAAGGAATGAAAGCGTTAGATGATGAACAAAAAAAAGTAGTAAGAGATCTTGTCAACACAAGAGCAGATGGTATTGCTGAAGCAATGTTGAATGGTTTTAATAAGCGTGCTGAGGATTTAAACAAAAGAGTTAAAGAATTGGAAGAGATATTAGGGCTTAATAATGGAAATTAAAAAAGCAATACAAACACTAGTGAAAGCATTGAATGAGGACGAGGATTACAGATATTCATGGCAAGCAAATATTGCAGTAGCAATGCAAGATGAGTATAGAAGTATACCGCATGATAAATACGAATCCTTTGGTGAGATGGTCCATGATCTTACTAATGGAGGGGCTAAAAGGTTTTTAAATATTCTTTGCTATCAACCAAAAGAAGACGAAGAAGAATTACCAGGCATGCTAAAGCTGAAGTTAGTAGGAGATGGTACTGATGCAAACTAAAGACTTAGTCCTCCAAGATGTTGAACTTTGTAAACAAGTCGCTCCGATCATGGAGAGGCTTGGGATTGAGCCTGATGATCGATGGTTTAATAGGAAGTATGCAAGTTTAACTGGACATGACCCTAATGAATACATGCTATGGAGTGAAGAACACCCCTCGGTCAGATATGGCAATTGGGGAAGAACTGTCCCAACCTACCGCCAAGACAAGCTGGCACTGGCTTTGCCTAAAGACTGGACCGATATTCACTTTGTAACAGAAGATATTTGGGAACAAGTTGTATATTATAGGGGACAAAACCAACTAGAAGCCACAGCAAAACTAATCCTGCTTCTGGAAGAAAATAATTTATTGGAGGTGAACGATGCAAAATAAAGTAGTATCCTACGAGCTTTGCAAAGAGCTGGACGAGCTGGGGTTTGAGTCAGAGGGACATACTGGCTGGTGGTTACTAGATACTACTGAACCAATATATGTAGATTATACAGGTCGCAAATCGAGACGAAATATTCGTGGGCAAGTAGTTTATCTAGGGTGGATAAACATAGATGATTTGCCTATCATGGTTAAAAACGGTTACGCAATCAAAGCCTACGACTGCTGGGATTTAATCATGTGGCTACAAAAGAATGAAGCTTTTGAGCATATTCAAATTAGCAAACATTTTTCAGTTGGTGCAATGAATCACACTGATGAGTACACGGTGGATATATCGCATGATCCAGTTGTGCAAAACGCCCCCGCCAAGGCAATCATAGCGATACTAAAGGAGAAGAAATGAAAACAAAAACATGTGGCAACTGTGCATACTGGCTCGACCCTGACAATGAGTACGACTTCATGGGTGAGTGTCGTAATAAGCATTTCATATTCCAAGAAGTAGATGACATCCCTAGAACACTAGAAGAAATGGCAGGGGTTTCAGTAAAACGAGAGCGGCATGTAGTAGGTAGTGATATCTATTTTGAAACAGGGATATCATTTGGCTGTATACATTTTGAGGAGAAGGAATGAAAGATACAGAAATCTACAACCCAAAACTAAACCCTTTGCAGAAGGAGTTGGTGAGGGAATTGTGTAATAGTCTTGTCGCTAAGTGGTTACATGGTGAAGATGATGGGGCTATAAAAAAGTTAAAGGAAAAACTAGGGTTATGAGTATCAAATTAACCAAGGGGCATAAAACAGGCAAGATTAATTTTACTATCAATGGTAATAAATATAGTTTATTTTTAGTGCATAACTGTCAATTATTAGAGGGATCACCAGTGTTGCAACTAAGTCGCAAAGACAAACACGGGAATTATCAGGATTGTTGCATGAGGGATATTAGTGATATTGCTAGAGGAATGATAGCAAGTATGGAGATAAGAGATGAGGAGCTAGGGTTATGAGTAAAAAAATATACGAATATTTAAGAACAGCTAGAGACATAGCAAGGCTATTGGAAAAAGACGTAGAGATGTCCGCTTGCTGCCCTGCTGTAATAGAGATAGCAAAGATGATCCAAAAGGAAGAGCATTTCTACAAAACCTTTATCCCTGAAAAGGGGGTAAAACAATGAAAACAAAACTACTAATATCGTTAACTTTACTGCTGACAAGTCAACAGTTTGCACAAGCGCAATATATACGGCAAGAGAAAACAATACTACTTGACGTTAATAACAAACTAATATATTGCTGCTATCAAGCGGAGTACAAGAAGCGAGTATGGGCATATATGAAAGTTAAAAACATTCAGCCGTGGGGTAGCGATCATTATCTTGGTGAATTTACAAACCTAGAAGAATGTTTGAAAAGTTTAGATAAAATAGAGGAGAAAAAATGATTAGAATATTAATAGCATTAATACTTACAACACAGTCAGTGATGGCGTTTAATTTGAATGGGAAGAAACTAGCCAGCGATAAGGTCACAATGCTACTACCAAGAGCATTTAACCATAAGCTAATGCGTAAACGAATGAAGATTATAAGGAATCAATTCACCGACACTACAGGTGTCAAGGTGAAGATTAGGTATCATGACCTAAGATTTAATTCCTTGCTTGATGCTGTTAATTTTGTATCGGAGCATGATGTAATTCTCGTGCTGTATAAACCTGACACGAGCTACGGATTAGCGTCTAGTAAAGTTGCTAAGGCTGACTTCACTACCACTAACGGAGGTACTCTTGTAACAGGGGGTCTTATTAGAATTAATGATATTAGATACCAGCAAGCGATAGAGGGTCTGGAATCACGACCTAACTACGCACTTAACTATCTTGCAAATGTAAACTGGCATGAAACTAGCCATCTAGCAGGATTGGATCATATTAATAAACCAAAGTCTATAATGTTTGGTGGTGGGAAATTTAGTATGTTAAGGAACCTAGGTTTCTCTAGGGACGATAAGCGAGGGTTGAGAGCGATTTACAGGGGATACAAACAAGTAAAAGGAAAATGAATGGAACAAGAAATGACAATAAACGGAGAGAAGTATGTACTGGCTGGTTCAGTGCAGCAAAATAAGGCAGAGTCTTTGGACGGTTTACCTTATTGTATAGTTAGAACGTATTCAGCAGGCGTCTTTGCTGGCTATGTAAAAGAGCGAAACGGTAAAGAAGGTACAGTCTTACAAGCAAGAAGGCTGTGGTATTGGTCAGGAGCTTCTAGTTTGAGTGAAGCTAGCCAACAAGGTTTCGCCAACCCTGACGAATGTAAATTCCCACAAGAGGTTCCAGAAGTATTACTAACCGAAATCATAGAAGTAATACCTTGCTCAGAGAAAGCACGTAAATCAATCAAGGAGATTGCAGTATGGTCTCAACACTAGGCTATGGCTATGGCTATGGCTCTGGCTCTGGCTCTGGCTCTGGCGATGGCTCTGGCGATGGCTCTGGCTCTGGCTCTGGCTATGGCTATGGCTCTGGCTCTGGCTATGGCTCTGGCTATGGCTATGGCTCTGGCTATGGCGATGGCTCTGGCTATGGCGATGGCTCTGGCTCTGGCTATGGCGATGGCTCTGGCTCTGGCTATGGCGATGGCTCTGGCGATGGCTAAATAATAGTTATGGCGCACACTCCTTTGTTTGTTCACCCTCACCAAGGATAGTCGTTTAGGGACATTCTGACTCCGTGCGCCACTTTTTTATGGAACTAGAAAGAACAGTACCAAGAATATTTATGTACACAGGCATGACCTTCCTTGGTATCCTGTTCGCTCCTGTAGTATTTAAGGGGCTAGCACCTAGGTCAGTAGTACGAAAACTACACCAACCTTAATTAGTTTTTAACTACTAGTTAATAAAACTATGATACAATAAACCATGATGAAAGCAAAATTACAAACATATAGTATGTATCCTGATACTATCCAGCAGATAAGCGACATTGTCGAGTTCAAAAAAGACCCTAGTTATAAGAAATCTAAGGTAATTAGAGAGGCTGTAGAGGCCTTCTGGTTGCGTTGTAAGTCTGAGTTGAATGACAAGCGTCATGAGGAGGGTGCATTGAATGAATGAGAGATTAGTGATTGATCCTCGTGGTGAGGAAAATCTAAAGAAGAAAGTCGAAGAACTAACCAAGCAGGTAAAGAAGATGGAGCATGTTTTATTCCAGCTAGGTGGTGGGCTAATTGAAGTCAACCAAAAGTTCGAGGCTAATATCAAGGACATAGCAAAGATATGGACGAAACTAAAAGCAGCAGAGGAGATCAAAGATGATAACTAAGATAGCAATAGGGCTACTCGGACTAGTCGGTTTAATTACCTTACTATTGGTCTGGGTTAATACCCCAGAGAAGAAAGGGGTGGACGAATGGTGGTCATGAATCAAAATCAGCAAAACACTTTAAGGCTTGCTGTACTTGGTGGAGATATTACAAGATCAGACCTTGTTAATTTTTTAAATGTAAATAGGTCTACAGCATGGGGCTTATTATCAAGGCTCATGGGCGAGAATTTTTTACAAAGGATGGGCGAGGGAACCAAAACTCGCTATGTGGCAACCAAAAAAGGTTGCGATTACTATTTGCAAAATATAAATAAATAGTATACTAAAGTTATGCCCAGGTTCCTTTTCATGTCGAGATTCTCCTTTTACCTCTTCTACCTGGGCACTTTTTTTAATTTAATACGGGACACAACGAGGGAGTCTGGAGGCTCCCTCGGGGGGATTCTTGTATGCCCGTGATTATTATGTAACATATAGGAATTAAGGCTCGGTTATGGATACAATAAAAATACAAGATATTCAATTAGGCAAGTGGTACAAGGTACTAATTGGATTTGCTACCAAGCCAGATATACGCTCTGGTTACTGTGTTCGGGGCATGTTAAAAAGTGGAGACAGGGTCCAAGTAATGGGCGAGTATGGCACTATAGAAAACACTGAGAGTTATATCAACTACATCAATTCGGTGGTTAAGGATTGATTGTATAATGGATTTATGAGCTTTTTAGAGTACAATAAAGTTCACGGCAGTTGGTCGAAAGACAATAAGCATTTCAAGCTAAGTAAAGAGTTCACGGTGGAAGATACTCGCAATGGGCTTAAATGGGTTGTCCCAGCAGGCTATGAAACCGATGGAGCCAGCTTCCCCCCTGGTTTTGATAGACTCTACGGTGGTAAATTTAACCCTAAGTATATAGAGGCAGCCGTGGTGCACGACTGGTATTGTCATTTTGCTAAAGAAAGAGACGGCAACCCTCCTGCGCATAACCGGACCCAAAAGCAAGTACACGGTATTTTCAGGGATATTTTAAAAGAGGAAGGAGTCAAAGGGTTCTTTGGCTGGTGGGTGCGAGGCAGTATGTATAATGCCGTAGTCATCTGGAACAGGGTTAGAAACCCTAAATGGAAATAATATATAATGGAACTGGAAACAAGAGTGGCTATATTAGAAGAGCAAAGAAATCATGACAAGGAAATGCTGAGCGAAGCTTTAAATGAGCTTAAAGCAATGCGTGCTGACCTACATGACATGGTGATTAAATTTGATAGAAGCAAATCGTGGATCGGTGGGCTTGTCGTAGGACTGTCAGTAGTCTTTGCAGGACTCTTTGAAGGTATCAGAGAAGTTTGGCAATACTTTAAGTTAGGTTAGAAGCCGTTCCACCAGAAGACTGGTCCAGCAGTACTAGGTACATCTTCTTCTGCACTAACAGTATAGAAGGTAGCTGGAGATGACTGGTTGTTATACTCAGTAGATATCCACGTGCTAGAAAGTAAGCTAGCCCTAACCCTGAACTCATCTATATCAACGTCAGTCTTACTACCAGTGTCCCCTCTAGTCGCCTGGTTTACTACATAAGTCCCAGCAGCAAGAGTATTGACCGAAGTGTCAGAACCGTCAGCAGATCCGTCAACATAAAGATCAGCTCTTGTAGACCCATCTTGCGTTGCGTGGAATATATGCCAATTCCCGTCATCAAACCCAGTTGCAGTCGTTGTTGCTACTGTAACTGCCGTAGAATTATAACCTAGCATCCTTAAATCACCGGATGCGGTATTAAATATAACGGCCCATCCGCTTGTAGATGCAGAACAACAGGCTAATTTAGAAACTATTGGGCTTGCTATTGCGTTTATAGAATTAAACCAAGCCGAATAGGTGTAGCTAGTACCAGCTAAATCTAACCCACTAGTGTCTGCCGTTGTTAAATAATCATTACTCCCATCAAAGTCAAGAGCCTGCCCCATTTTACCTGCTATCGAATCACCAGAAGTCATAGAACCACCACTAGTAAAGTCTTGGCTGTTAGAAGTTGAGTCTAGTATTTGAGGGGCTGAACCAGAAGGATCTTCCTGGTTATGCCATACAGCTACATAATCAGACCATACATTCTCTGCTCCATAAGTAGCAGAAGTAGCATAGTCAGATGCGCCTGAGTTGTTGTAGTAAAGATACCAGTCAGAGTTAGTGGTCCCACTCAAAGTACCAGAAGCCTTGAAGTGAACCTCACCATTAGCACCATCAAAGAAAACAATTTCTCTAGGTACCTCTGTAATACCATCAGCTTTCGTAATCCTAATATCAGCACCATTAGTACCAATATTAGTTCCATCGAATAATGATAGGTCTAGATATACAGGGAAATCGGTTAAATTAGCATCTACCTGGCCAGCATCAATAGTAAACTTTTGTCTATTTAGCCAGTTGTCATCATACCAAGCTGCTGAGGCAGGGTTGGCGATTAAGAATACTAATAACAGCGATATCCATTTTTTCATTATGCACCTTTAATTGGGACGGTAGTCTCATTTAAAATAGTAACAAACAATCTTTGACCACCGACATTAAGATCCGCAAACTTGATACCTAGATGCGAGAGATCATTCGCCGTAACTTCACCTTGTGCTTGTAGTTCACCAAGAGCTTTAAGAATAATCGCATCTCTATTAACTGGTGGCTCAGCAACATAGTAAGCCTTCTCTTCAGGGGTACCTTCATTAAGGACCCTAATAGGGATGGTTCTCTCTACGCAAACGTTATGGCTTTGCTCTGCTACTACTTCAATAGGGTATTCTTTATCACCGCCATTCAAGTTACTAGGCTCACCAATTGAGATCAGTTTCACTATCTTTGTTTTTAAGTCTGCGACTAATTCTGCTTTATTCATATCTTCCTCCTATTGGAAATCTAAACCACTCTGACAGTAGTAGTTAGTACCATCGTAATAACAACTAACGAAATCTATATCTGCATTACCAGTACTTAGAGTTGGTGCTGTACCACCAGGCCACTTTACCGCAGCAGGGAACGTAGCTAACCTTGTACCAGTTGCATCCTGAACTAGCTTTAAAGTTAAAGTAGTAGGCCCCGCTGGAGCAGTAAAGGTATAAGTACAGTTACCTGTCATTGTAGACTTGTGATGGTTGCCTATTCTCCAGTCAATTGTATCTGCTGTACTCGAATTACCATCATCAACTTCTGCATCAAAAACAATTGACTGAGCAAAAGATCCGTTACCACTAACAGTTAAAACAGAGCCAGCGAAAGTATCGCTAGTGTCTGAACGCAAGAAAGCATGTGAAGCCACACCATTGACGGTAATTGCATTACTGGCTGTTGCTAGGCGACCATTTGTATAGTCTACAAGTTTGACGGTTTTAGTTGTACCGCTAGTGTTAGTTTTAATTAAAACATCTCCAGCATTAGCATTAGCACCGTTTGAGGTATAAAATAAGGCTTTCCCCGTACCTGGGTCTGCTAATCCCGTGGGATCTCCACTTGGTGCGATTGCAACAGTTATGGTTGCCCAACCTTCATCTTCACTTATTGTCATTGTATTTGCATCAGTGATACCAGCGCTTGCTTGGTCTTTGTCATAGACCCTTTCATCATGTAGGGAGGTGTTATTGTACCTAAGACTAGTGTATCCACTTAAAGTCCCTAATGTTTGAGGATCTACTAGAGATTGTGCTATTGCTGCCTTGATGATTTTACAATTATCAACTGTAGTGGTTACGGCTGCTGTTGTTACTGGGCCAGATGCACCAGTATTTGTTGCATAAGCATTTATTGGGTTGCTTGTATCTACGCCTGAATATCTAAGAATTGTAATTAATTGTGATGTTCCTGCACTAGCAGTAAAAGTATACGGACCAGATTCACCCGAGCCTGCAATTTTATAGAGTACGTGAACATCTAGAATAGAGCCAGAATAATTATAAGTATCGCTATCAACCAATGTCCATCCTGTTGAAGTGTAGGTTCTATTATTAAATGCCAAAATCACAGCTACCAGAAGATCATTCTCTTGCGTACCAGAAGGCATCGCAACTGAATTAGATGCCGTATTAACAAATGCATCGTCTGTTTGTGATTCTAATACAGGCGCTGCACCACTACCAGCTGCAGTGTCATTAATTTGATGAATAATAACAGCACCATTAACATCAAGCTTAGAAGTAGGTGAAGTCGTCCCGATTCCCACATTGTCAGTAATCGTCGTTAAATAAATATCAGTCCCACCATCTGTCCAAGGACTACTAGCAGTTTCCCAATTAATTGTATTACCATCCATTGTAAGAACCTGATTGTCAGAACCCTTAGTAAGCATCACTAAAGAACCGTTTACGGTTGTGATTAAATCACCATTAGCTGCATAAGTTAATCCTGCTAAAGATGTTAAATCTGCATCAGCAGCTTGATAAACACTTGAGATGTCATCACAATTACCCTCACCATCTAGGTAAACATTAGTACCTGAGCAGATAGTATTAGCGTTCGTGTCAGTATCAATCACCGTACTTGCGATTGTTAAAGTATCAGTTGATGAATCTCCAGTGATAGTAATGCCAGTACCAGCCGTTAAGGTTAAAGTATCAGCATTACTATCAGCGACAGGGCTAGTCCCACTAGTTGGAGTAAAAGTTTTAAAAACATATTCAGTGCTACCACCACCAGTAGAAGCCTCCCATCCAAGGGTGCTGCCATTAACGGTTAAAACATAATTGTCAGAACCGATTGGGAGGTTAGTCCAGGTAGAGCCATTATAATAAAGTATATCCCCGGTTGCTTGACCTGGAGCGGAAAGCTCAGAAAAGGTGGTTGTTGCACCAGCTGTAAAGAAGCCAGCATGAGCCGTCAAGGTACAAGCTAAGCTAATCGCTATTATTATCAGTAATCTCTTCATATTGTCGCCTCGCCTATTTCTATCTCTCCTTGCCATACGATCTCTGCTCTCTTGTCTATTGCTTGAACCATAAAGCCACCAGCGATTGGATTAACTTTAATTTTTTTCCACGTAGCAAAAGAAGCGTCCTCGCCCCTAGGTCCCATTATTCCTCGTGGACCTAATGGACCTCTTGGGCCTTCCGGACCTTGCTCTCCAATAGGTCCTCTCTCGCCCTGCTCACCTTGAGGGCCTTCTACACCTTGGATACCTTGATCACCCTTCTCACCTTGAGGGCCAACTTCTCCTTGAGGTCCCTCTGGACCCTCTGGACCTTCTGGACCTTCTGGACCAACTTCGCCTTGAGGTCCTTCTGGACCTTGTAAACCTCGTGGTCCCTTTGGACCTACTTCACCAGGAATACCTTGTGGACCTACTGGTCCAGGTGGCCCATGATAGACATTGACCTCAATAGTTTCCTCACCACCTCGGATCATTGTTAGACAAGCTCCCTAATATAAAAATCTACATTACCTATCACAGCAATTTTATGCCCTGCAATAAGTTTAATTTGCTCACCTGCTTTAGCAGGAAGGTAATTACTGGCTGTTGTTGCCGTTGGAGAAACTCCGCACTCATAATGACAATCTGCGTTACATATAACTCTGACGATTACGTCCCTAGAAGCATTAAAGGCTGTTGATTGAGCCACGCTCGAACCGGAACTAGTTAATTTATCCGTTTGACCAGTCGGAGAAAAAGTGTTTGGAATAGTCCTATTAAAAATGTCACGAGGCTGTTGCATAAAGGCTTCCTTACTCTCAGTATATCATCAATATGACCATTCAGCACGGTACGGGCGAGTGTCTTTATGGATGAAATTACCTTCCTTACTCATCCCTCTACCCCCAAGTTTAAAGGTCCGATTTACAAACGCATAAACATCCTCTAATGGCACTCCTTCTAAATGATAATCAAGAGCTCTACCAAGAACATGCTGACTCCTGCCGTTACGGTTTTTAGATATTTCCCATTCTAATGGCCTAAAAGCGCCACCCCAATGAATAACTACAGGAGCGTCAAAGTAATCTCTGCAAATCTGTGCCTCTTGTGCAATCGCAATTAAGTTATAGATATGCGCTGATGTTATATTGCGTTTAATAGACCTAGTGAGACGCTTAACCTCAACTTCTTCTACACCAACAGGAGGTTCTGTACCATAGATACATTCCCTCATAGTAATATTCTTAGTCAACTTTAGCTTGTCGAGGAACTTGTCACTAAAATCATACACAGAATAATTCACTAGCTCAATGTATTTTCACTAACGATAATCGCATCAGTATCAACAGCCCAGCCAAAGAATGGTCCAGTTGTTGATATGCTGCTTACGCCAGTATCTCCTAAATAATAATTAGTACCTCTAGTTAAGCCAGAATAAGACTCACTTAGAATACCCATTAATCCCCTTCTGATATGGATAGTAGCTTCACTACCAGAACTGACACTATCTTTAAAAACTCCGATCTTGAAGAAAGGTATTGAGTCTTTAAATTTCTCAAGGATTAAACCATTAGTTACATCATCAAGAGTCGCATAGAAAAAGTCATTGGTAGTTTCAAAAGTAACGGCATTAGTCCAACCCTGTGCTTGGCTACCAGTAGCACCAGTAGCAACTCCAGATTGTAGAAGAACCGCAGTACCTGCAACGCCACCCTGTATCTCCTTAACATACAGGCTCGTCACAGCAGAAACAGTATCTGTGTAAGTAACTACATAGTTATTCTGATTAGGGTGGAAGTAGCCACCAATTGGTCGAAGCCCCGTGCCATCACTAATGGCGATCTTAGAACCAATGGTTGCACCATAACCAGAGCAGATTCTAGCCTGAACCTCATTATTGTCATCATATAACACCACAAAGGAACCAGCTGTTGTTGATGGTACTAAAATTACTGGAGAACTAATTACTATTTGCTGATTAGTAGTGATCTCGTATGCCGTCTTCTGCTTGAAAAAAAACAAAAAAACAAAAGACCACACAC